CATGACTTTTGTATTATTACTATAAAACAAAAAATTAGGAGTAGATACAACTCCCCTATTTGCGCTATTTTTATCCTGTTCTACTTTGGTATATTTCAAACCATAAAAAATTGAAGACCTAGCTAAAACCAAATTATTTTCTTGTGATATATCTGTTGGTCTAGCTCCGCCAGAATTTTGATAATTTGAAATATTCATTTTAAGATGCTATAAAGAATACAACTTGGGTGTCTCTATCTGTTCTTGTGTAAATTTTAGATACAGAATCACACTCCATGAATATTGATTCACCCGGATCTAACGGATATGCATCACTTTGTGAAGTTAGAATATTTTTACCTCCAATATAAACTGTATCAGTATTTGTAAAAGGAGCTTTAATATGAACACCAACTTTTAATGAAGTTTGTTGTGAGGTTAATTGACTGGGACTTGTATTTGCAGTTTTCTTTCCACTTACAACTGTGGATGGTCTTGTGATTTCAGATACTTTTGTTTGTATTGAACCGTTTGTTAATTTATCATTTATTGTAGATATTACATTTGCACTTGTTTTTATTGATAATAGATTTGACACTATTGGTTTAGATGAAGATTCAAGTGATGTTATTATGTCTGTGTCATCAATTGTAACTGTATTACTAACAGAAACAGGGACATCCTCTGTTGCTGATATTTCAACTGCACCATTTGCTAGGGTTCCTTGTATCAATACTGGATAGTCTGCGGTATTTCCTGTTCCTCTAACCATTAATCCCTGAGGACCAGCATTAGTTATTCCTACAGATGGTGATATTGTTACTGCAAAAGTTACGCCAGAATTTGTAATTGCAACTTTAAGAGCATCGCCTGAATAACCAAGAGTTGTTCCATCTGATGCGTACAATCTTGTCAGTACTTTGTCACCTAGATCCGAACCCCAAACAGCAATACTGTCTGTTGCTGCTACCAGACCCAAACCACCACTTAAACCAACATCACCATAAACTCTTACTGAGTCATTATTGTAATTTAAATATCTTCCGCCTGTTATTCCTATGGCAGTAGCACCCGATACACCAAAAACACCAAATGATGTATTTTTTACATTTACTGTTCCAGTTACACCTACAAGAACACCACCGGAAATTCCTTGTATTGTGCCAGTAATTCCAACCGCTGTAGTTGAAAATGTACTTCCACCAATTTGTAAAAATGATCCTGATGGGGTAACTACATTAAAATTACCGGAACACCCAACAGAACCTTGTATGGTTAGAGTAGTTCCATCAGTTCCGTATACACTTACTGGTAGAGGATCGCTTTCTGATACTCTAGTGGTGGATGCATCATCACCATATGATACTTTAAAGATTTGAACATGTGCCAGTGACAATCCTGTTCCACTTGTTCCATAGTCTGTTGCTAAAACAGCAGTATTATCGTTAGTTGTGATTAATATATTAGATCCTGTGTCTGGCATATTTGTTTAATCCTCTAAATCTATATATAATGTTCAAATAAATAGCTTTACACTTAAAAAAATACAGTTATAATATTAATCATGATAACAAACATAACCAAAGAAGAATTTTCCAAAAAGATAGAAAGTAAAATATCAAAAGGTAAAAATGTTTCATACATTGACGCAGTTATTGCCACATTAGAAGATATGTCATTAGACATGTCTTTGGCCCAAAAACTTTTAAGTCAACCTTTATTGGAAAAGATAAAACAAGAAGGTCAAGAGTTAAACATTTTACCAAAATCAAAAACTCGTTTACCTTTATCTTGACTTTAAACCGGGGTCAATATATAATAGAGAAGATGTGGTGGGGAGTTCCCACCGATTTAATTTAGTCCGAAGTAGTCCTTCGGGAAAGGAAAATTATGGGTACATTTAATGACTTCAAGAAGAAGTCAAAGTCTAGTGTTGAAGAACTTGTAAAGAAGATGCAAGAGGATTCCGGTAAGACCGATTCCTATAAGGATGATCGGTTCTGGCGTCCAAAGCTCGATACCAGTAAAAACGGATTTGCGATTATTCGATTCCTTCCGGCCGTTGAGGGTGAAGATATTCCGTGGGTAAAGCTTTATTCACATGCATTTCAAGGACCGGGTGGTTGGTATATTGAAAACTGTCTTACAACTCTTGGTCAAAAAGATCCCGTGTCTGAGATGAATACTCAACTATGGAATAGTGGTATTGACAGCGATAAGGATCTTGCAAGAGATCGTAAGCGTAAGTTGAATTATATTTCTAACATTTATGTTGTTAGCGATCCGGCAGAACCTTCAAATGAAGGAAAGGTCTTCCTCTTCAAGTTTGGTCAAAAGATTTTTGAGAAGGTTCAGGAAGCAATGCAACCCGAGTTTAAGGATGAAGATCCAATTGATCCGTTTAATTTTTGGACAGGTGCAAACTTCCGTCTAAAGGTTAGATTTGTCGGTGGATATACTAACTACGATAAGTCAGAGTTTGATGCACCAAGTGCTCTTCTCAATGATGATGCGAAGTTGGAAAAGATTTGGAAGACACAATATCCACTAAAGCCATTTATTGATCCTTCAAACTTCAAGAGTTATGATGAACTTAAGCAGAAACTCTTTGATGTTCTTAAGGGTGATATTCGTGGAACAGGTTCGATGGCTTCTACCAAGACGGCAGAAGATATTGATGAAGAGGATCTAAAGGAGAAGAAGCCTTCTCTGCGATCCAAACCACCAGTAGAGGAACAGGTTGACGAAGAAACCGACGCTCTTGATTACTTCAAGAAGTTGGCGGATGAATAAATAATATTATAATAACCCCACCAAAGATCGCATCTTTGGTCCGACGACCCTGTGGCCACAGGGTCGTTTCTTTTTATGATTTAAAAGTTCTCCAATACGGATTCTGCATTTTACCATCACGGAATAATGAAATTCCCTTTGTTGTTGTGTTTCTAGTTAATCCTGAAAGTTTAGGTTTATATGGTTCATTAGATGGTAAAGTAGGAGAACTTGCAGAAGTGTTATTTTTTGGGTTTCTTTTTGTAGAATTATTTTCTTTTTCTGTTTTTTCTGCCAATTTAACTTGTTCTTTTGTTTTTTCATTTTCTTTTATAGTTTTAATGGCATTTAAACTAGATTGATTACTAGTTCTCATAAGTTCATTAGTTTTTTGTTGTATTTTTGCTTTTTCAACAACTCCTTGATTTTTATTTTCTGATGGAGAACTCAACATTTCTGGTAATTTGCTTTGCGGAACGATTATTTCAGGTTCCTTTTCCCCAATCAATGCGGTTGTGGGTTTAGTAACAATTCCTCCATCCATAAAAGCAGGAATTAGATATGAATTATTATTTTCAAAATTCGAACTTCTGGTTTGAAGTAATTGTTTTACTGTTACGGTTCTTGATGTAAAGTTTTTAACATCTTTTCTTATATCAAAAAATGCAGGACTTCCGAAAAACTTTATAGAAGAATTTGTATTAGAATTAGATACTGTATTAGCATTTTCAATATTTTTTTCGTTTACTATTTTTTCATTGTTTGAAATATTTTCAATATTTTCAATATTTTTTGCAATTTCTATAGTTTTATTATTTTGATGCGTGTTATTATTAGTTTTATTAATATCAGTAATATTATTTTCAATGAATTTATTTGTTTCTGTTTTTTCTAAATTTGTGTTTTGGTTTGATACATTAGTTTTTTCATTTATATTTTCGATAGTATTTTTAATTTCTGTTAAATTTTTAAAATTACTTTCATCTAGTGTTTCAACAAAATTAGTAATATTATTGCTTATGTTATTTATTTTATTAGTATTTGATACATTACTGTTGTTTTGACTATTATCAAAATTAGTAATATTATTGTTTATGGTATTCTTTTTATTAGTATTTGATATATCATTACTACTTTGATTTTTCAGTATTTGTACTTTTTTGTCTTCAGTACTTAAATTATTTGTAGTACTATTTTCTTCAATTCTTGTATTATAATTGTTTTTGTCTAACTCAATATTTGTTATATTTTTATTTTGTAATATTGATTTATTTTCTGAATCAAAATTAGTTAAATTATTATTGCTGGTGTAATTTTTTTGTTCAATTGAATTATCAACATCAACATTTTTTTGTTCAATTGAATTATCAACATCAACATTTTTTATGTTTCTATTGAATTTTTCTTCAATGTTTTTGACGCTAATATTTTTATCGCTAGAGTTTATGTTTTTAACATATTCTGCAATTAGTGTTTTATCATTTTGTGTTAATAGATAAACATCGTTTGTATTAGTCAAAAAATTGTATGGTTTAGTAAAAAAATTTTCAATTTTCACCACATGTTTTTGTTTTTGTATTTTTGTGTTATCTTTTTGGGTGGATTTTCTAAAATTCTGTAAGATACTCTTATATTGATTTAGAATCAGGTTTTTTAGATTTTTAACTTCTAATTTGTTGTCTACATTAGATTTTTTATCTACATTTTGTTGGGTATCAGAAAAAGATATTTTGTTTGTTTTTATGTTATTCTGTTCTATATTGTAATTTAAAATATTTTGGGGTTGTATTAAAGAAGAATTTATATAATCGTCATAATTTTTATTTAAAAACAAGTAAACGGGTGTTTCATTTTTTTTTATATTTACATTATAGTTTTTATTAGAATTTACAGACTTAACTGTAGTTTTAAGATCTTTTGATAATTGAGCATTAGGTAAATTAATGTTAATATTTACATTTTCTGCTTTTTGTATTTGTGATGAATTTAATGTCTCATCTGCAAGTAAAGGATCACTTATAGAATTATTATTTGATTTTTCTAGTTTAGCCTTTGAAATAGAAATGGAACTTTCAAAAAGTTTTAATAATTCTTTTTTAAGTTTGTTTAAATTTTTTTCCTTTTTCATCTTCTTCCCCTAAAAGCATTTAACTGATTTTGACGATTCAATAATCTAAGGTTTTCTTCTTCTATTTGACGCCTCAGTAAATCAACATAAATGTCTTTTTCCCACGGTAACATATTTTCTATTTCAGTTAAGGAGTATTTGTAAAGATGAATCATCTTAAAAACTAACTCCATATGGGACTCTAGACTTATATGACTGAGGCTTAACCGAAAAAATCTCGAATACCTCTTAGGACCACCTTTCTTTTTACTTTATCAGAAGTTTGATATTCTACTTCTTGTTCTATTCTTGGCATTGTTGCAAAAAATTCAATAATTTTATCAAATTGATCTTTAGTTAAATTATCTACAAATTCTTTTATTTCTAATTTATCTTTAGAAGAACACTCTATTCTTTCTGATGGTGTTTCTATGTAATCAATACAATTCATTGCCAGTTCATAAAAATCCATTAAACTCATATCTGATGTTTCTTTTTCTATAAACATATTTAATGTTGGATATTTCATAGAAATTAATATTTCATCGTTTATTTTAATTTGATTTGTGTGTTTTTTGAAAGTTTTTATTTTTATTTTATTCAAATCAATTGATAATTTAATTTTTTCTCCCGTTTCGGGACATATCAATATTGGTTCTACCAATTCACTTACTGATTTTGATCTAAGCTTTAAAAATAAATATTCAAGATCAAAAATTGGAATGTCTCCTGCATCTGTAATTGAAAAACAATTTTGAACTATTTCTTTTATTGCAGAAAGTATTTCTTTCTCTGATCCAGTTTCTTGAACTATTAGTAAGATTTTTTCTTCTTTGACTATAAATGGTCTAAACCATATTTTTTTATTGGTTGATGGTATGGT